CCGGCGAAGGATACATATTACTTATCGTCTCCTGCCATTTCCATCAAGACCTGAACAACCACGACCCTTCCGTTTTTTCACAACATCAACAAGTATTTTCCCGGTAAGGAGAAGGCTCAAAATGGCCCACGGAGTACAGTGAACAATAATTTGTGCCAACCTGAAGCTTTTGAGTATGTCCCAAAGGTTACTTCTGAGGATATCTTCTTGGACGCCAATCTTGGGAGCCAACTGTGCTGCAATAGCATCTGCTGCCGCTAAGTAATCTATATAATTAACGCTAGCTAAAAACAACAACATCGAGATTGAAATGATCAAGAGAATTGTATTCCACTTCATAATCTATCTTCTCCTTCCTATCACAACGATTCGTTTTTATATGACTGCACTACGAAGATTAGATCTGTCTGTCCTAGCAAATCTACCGCTTATTAATCTTCTGGACTTTATGGCCCCGTCATGCAAATTGTGTCACATATACTGCCTGCATGCATGACTAAAAAGGGTGAATGTAAAAGATCACCAAGAAGACCGCCATAGTGCTGAGCTAATATGTCTCGCATAGCATCGGAACTAGGGGCCACACCTTCGGCTATATCGGCAATAAGAGCTGATGCTTCCCCAGCACCGAACATAACACCAAAATAACATGCAGCCCAACAATGTTGTGCGCTATCCTCCAAAGGCCCATGACCCTGACGACGTTCGGCCTCATTCAAAATATACTCTAAAACATCGCCTATCCCTGGTAATTCTCCAGTTGCTCCACCCCGCGTGGCCCCAAGAGTGCCGCCAGCAAACCTAGTTTCTCTGGCGGCATTTACCCCGATTGCGACGTCCATTATCGCCCATGGGTCGCCACCTGCTAACTCTAAGCCGACGTCCAGTGCGCCATAATAAGCGCTTACGCCTGTAGCAGCCTCCTCAGCCCTTTCCAATATACCCCAATATTCTCCCCTTGGGTCGGTTCTATTTATCGCATCGTTGCCGCAGTAGAGGTATTTATGTAAGGTCATCGGCTGTTCGTAGCTGCCTGGGACAGGGTCTCGGCTGCTAAATCTCGCCAGAACGGGGTCATACTGCCTGCGGTAGCAGTGGTACTGTGAAATCTCTTCATCCCATACGTAGCTAGCGAAGCGATACATATTGCTTATCGTCTCCTGGGTTTCATTACCGACCGGCAGTCCCCAGGGATCATAAGTGTAACAGTTCACTACCGCCCCGGCGTTGTTTATTACCTGCCGAACGCTGCCCAACCTATCATGCAGGTAGAAATATCTGGGCTGGTCATGTTTGCCGGTATGCTGCGCAAGGATCTGCGAATTGGCGTAAATATATGTTTTCATTATATTGCCGCTGCTTGGCTCAATCTCTAACAATATTATAGGCAGATTTCCAGCTATATCGACAATATATTTTCGCTGTCCAGACTCACTGGAATCTTTGAAAATACGGTTGCCCATCGGGTCATACTTTAACGCAATCGAATCAGTTCCTTTTGTAGCTGACCTCAATTTGTTGTCCCAGTTGTACTCTAATGTCGTATCGTCACCTGAGGCCATATCGGTTGAAATCATATTTCCGTTCCAATCCCAGCCGAGGGCGAAGTTTTCACCGCCGGTGGCACCGGTCATGATGTCGCCGTCGTCAGGGTTCTGGAAATCGTAATCAAACGTGGCCGGCTGCCCCCACCGTGAAATCTGGCAAAGCAGGGATGTTAAGTGACTATCAGATGCTCAGAAACATGATCCGTAATCACAGGAGTTCGTGGCTTAAAAACGGGCATTTTTGCCTCCGAGACGCCAAGCCGAACGCCAAGTCGTCGATTGGAAAATTGTAAATGTTGAATTTGCAAGAGATTAGAGGTCCTGGGCAACGGTTAGTGTATCCGCTGACCGCCTGTATTGAACGGATTCGAGAGTGAACATCAAAGGCATTGACGTTGAAAGCATCAAGTGGTCTCAGCCTTTAGGGTTGAAACAATGGTGTGCCGTATTTGGCCTAAATTACAAGACTCAGAGGAATACATTGCGAAGGTGGTTCCGAGACCAAACCATTCGCAATAAACAAGTCTCACCCCGGTATTGGAGAGTCGCTGTTTGCGAACTACCGGGCGAACTTGTGGCTCAGGCCCTTCTTCTGGATAACGAATAAGGCGCTATAGTGTACTCAATTACACGCAACTGTCCTCTACCGCGCGAGGGACATTTCGGTGGGCGTATAATATCCGAATACTATTAGGATTTGTCGGTAAGGTGAACCATGAACATAGTAACGCAAGATCTTCGCGGACTTGTGCAGTCGCCGGCTGCAGGCGTACAAAGATTGATCGGCTGCATTTCAGACGAGCGTTTACAGGCAATACGTAAGGCCCTCGGTATAAAGAACGGCAAAGCGAGGGTCTTTTCCACCGACGCCGTCGAGCACCTGGAACACTTGGCCTTATTGCCAAGCGACATGCCGGAGCATATCAGCAACGAGCAGGTCCTTGAGATCGATGAATCGGATGCGGGGCGCTTGCGCGCTGAGCGCCTAAGCAAAGAGTTGACAGTGAAGAAACGTCTCAGTCCGGAAGACACACATGACGAAACTTAGAAACACGAAAAAGGCTAAGAAGCCCACCAAGCAGAAGTCCGCCAGAGGCAAGGAAATCACTGTTTGGCAGGGACAATCTTCGGTTGGTTACAAGTGTCCCCCTGAAGAGCATAAATTCCAGCCAGGTCAGAGCGGCAATCCCAACGGACCGCCTAAACGCAGAACGCACCTCTGGGTCTGGATATGCAAGTATATGGACATGACGGATGCTCAGTTGCAGAAACTGAAGCAAGACAAGCTCACTCAGGCTCAGCAAAGCGCTCTGAGGATCGTCGAGAACATGAAGTCCGGCAAGGGTTGTGGTTCTGAACGTCTGGCACGCTACATCGTGGATCGCGAAGAGGGCAAGGCCGCCGAGCATCTTATCATCGACCGTGACAACGATCTGACAGACGAGGAGTGTGAGCAGCTCAGGGGGCTTATTCTGAGGAACCATGCTAACGTTAAGTAATCAGCAAATTCGCTATGCGGGCAGGGCGATCTTGATATACAGGCCGTTGCTGGCGCCGAAGGCATTTCATCGAAGCCAGGCGAAGTTTCGCTGGTTGTTTGGCGGAAATCGTAGTGGCAAGAGCGAGGCCAACATCGGCTTTGACCTCTGTTCTTTTGCCCTGGGCCTGCATCCTTACCGGGCGACGCCGAAGAACGCTACCATCTGGGCAGCGGCGAATAGCTGGCCACTTGTCGGCAAGCTGCTCTGGCGGGAAAAGATCAAGAGCTATCTGCCCACATCTCAGATTCACTTGGTAAGTTGGCACAACAAGGCCGATGAGATACCGGCGGAGCTGCGCTTAGTCAACGGCAATCGCATCGAGTTCAAAGCCTACGAGCAGGGCCGCAAAGCCTTCGAGGGCCGGGCGATTGACGCCTTCTACGGCGATGAACAGTGCAAATCGGAATCGGAGGAAATCTGGACGGAGATTCAGGCTCGGCTGATGGACAAGAACGGCTTCAGTGCCCAGTCCATGACGCCCATCATCCCGCAGATTTGGCTTGAGGAACGCATCGAGGTTCTGCCTGAGACGGACGAGGTGTTCTACGCCGACCTGAATGAGAACCGGAAGAGCAGCGGCGGCCACATAGACGACAGAGAGATTGACGAGCTAATTGCCCAATGGCCCGCGGAGATCCAGGAGGTCCGGATCAGGGGACATTTCGCCGCCTTTGCCGGGGCCGTCTATAAGACCTTCAACCGCGCCGTGCACGTCATCGAGCCGTTTGAGATACCCCAGGACTGGTTGCGCTATCGGGCGATTGATTGGGGCTTCAATAACCCGTTTGCCTGCCTGTGGCTGGCACGAGACCCGGACAGAAGGTGGTATGTGTACGCTGAGTTTTACCAAGCCCGCGAGACGTTGGCCTATCACGCTGGGCGAATCAAGCGGATCAGCGGCAAAGAGAAATACCGCGTGACGTGGGCCGACCATGACGCCCAGGAGCGCCACGAGTTCAAGACGCTGGGCATAGCGACTGTGCCGGCCAAGAAGGACGTGCACTTAGGGATCGAGGCTGTGCAGGCGGCGCTGAAGGTCCAGGGTGACGGCAAGCCCAGGCTGTTCATCTTCAAGACCTGCCGGAACACCGTCAAGGAAATGACCGGCTACAAGTGGGCCGAAGGAACCGAGGGCAGAGAGGCCAGAGACGAGCCGTTGCAGGTGAACGACCATACGTGCGATTGCCTCCGATATGCTATATACGGCGTTGAGGCGAAGGCCTACTTCAGCGAGGGCGATCTGTCATAGAGGCAAGTGACATGGACAAAGTTGATTTGCGGACAACCGAATTGGGTCGGATATTCACATACGCAGAGTTGTTGAATTACTGTCGGGCCGTATGGGGCGGCGTGGCCTGGCCGGGCAAGCGCCCGGGCTTCGCCGTTGTGGTGGCAATGGATTACAAGTCCCACTTTGACAGTCACGACATTTTTTTGCTGGACGAATTGGAAAGTTGGGACCAGCGCAAGCTCATTCGCCAGTGCGGAGCGCTGGATTTGAAATATGGCATCTCGTTGCATGGCGAGTATGGGGCCGGCTCGTCGGGCCGCTGGGTCGGCGATTTCAAAAACGATGCGGCCAGAATGAATGCGGAGTCAAATCGAAAGGGCCCTAAGCAATTCAGCCTTAGCCCAACCTTGATGTTCGAGATGCAGAGCTTGTACGCATACATCTTGCCGCAGATCAAAGAGTTGCTGAACCCCGAACGCCGGATGCTGTTCTTGAAGGGCAGCAAGATACTCAACTATCTGAGCGAGATCGAGGAAAGCGAAATAGCCGATTTGGAGCGTGGCGCGTATCCGGCAATCGAAGCCTTGGCGTTTGCCGTGATCGAGCTGCTGCAATGGGAGGGAGACGTTAGAGTGCAAGAGCCGCAACGCAGCCCCTGGGACAACGACGTCCTGACCCGGGGCTTCAGGAGCGGCCGGGCCCGCAGAAAGGCGGACCCGGGCAGATGCATCTTTTGAGATCATAGCTAACATGACGAAAACACCTATCTATCAGCGTTCCGAATTACCGCCCGGAGAAACGGGCCTGGTCAAGCCGCCGTATCAATTAGCTGACCAAAGCGGGATGATTCAATTCGGCCAAACCGTAACGAGGATTGTCGGCGAATACTGGCAGGACTGGATAAGGAACGAAGCCACGACGGAGTTCTACGAGTTCCAGAACCGCAAGGACGCGATCCTGAGCGAATATGCGAACAAGATTGCCCAGAAACCAGGCGCATCCATAGAGGAGTTCAAAGCCTGGAAGCAGGAAGCTCTGCAGAAGATTCAAAGTGCAGGCGATGTTGCGCGGACGCGGGCGGGCAGAAGGCGCATACGACAGTGGTACACCGAAAATACGAAATCCAGTGAGAAGTATCCGAACGGGGCCCTGCAAACTCGTATGGACTTGGAGCTCACGCAGATACAACTAAAGCGACAGGCAGAGAGAAATCAGGCCATTTTGCAGCGCTACATTGAGACTGGCAATACCGTTGGTGTGTAGAGCTTCTACGCAAACTTAGTAAGAGATGGCCAGCTCGATGCTGAAGTCGCGGAAAAGTTGCTCCCAATCGAGCTCTCGAAAGCTACATTAGTCCTGGCGGAAGGCGAAGCAATGGACGACCCATACGGGACGTTAGCGAAGATCAAAGGCAGCAAAATGGACCAATATCCTGAGTTGACGCCAGAGCAGGTTTTATCCGTTCAGGCAGTCGCACAAAGGACGATAAGCAAGCGCGATCAGGAGCTTTCTCGCCTTCAAGACGAGGCCGGGCGCAATATGCTCGTTTCGCTATGGAGGGGCGAACTGACCAAGTTAGAGGATGTTACCGACGCGCTCGATAAAAACCTGATCACGGTCTCGATGGCAGAATCACTACGCAAGGTTATGCTGACGCCGAGGGAAGGTACACCAGCGGAAAAACTCGCTGCCGAATCAGAGGTAAGAGACATTATCGAAAGCTACCGAATTGGCGAGATAACGAAGCAGCAAGCCTTGGAAGGTCTGTATCACTACGCCGATATTCTCGGCGCTACTAAAGGCAGCAGCTTGCTTGACGTCCTTTATGAAGCGCCTGATAAGCTATTGGCTGAAATGACGCGCGAAGCGAAGTCGCTAATGGAGGAATACATCCGTACCCGTGATCCCTTATCTGGTATGTTCCGAGACGATAAAGTAGAGATCATGGCAACTGCGGAGGCGCGTCTGTTGCTTGATATTGCCATTGAGGAAGCGAAGAAGAAAGGCAAACCTTTGGGCCGAAGAGATACGCTGATTAGGGCGATGGAGGTAGGCCAGCAGATGCGGACGAAAACCGAAAAGGCTACAAAGCAAACCGTACCTACTGTGCCGAAAGAGCTTGGTGAAACACCGCCTGCGGGAACGCCAGCGCGGGTCGGAACGGACGGGCCTGTTTACGGCACACATAATGGAGACGGGGCTATCACGCTCAGCGAGACTGGCGTTCGCATGCTCTTGCAGCAGGCCGAAGGCGACACGATAGAAGAGAGGATTAAGAATGCCCGCAAGCTGGCCGAAGCCAATGGCTGGATTATTCCTGAGAAATAAGATGCCGGACCTTTTAGACAAGATAGCGAAAGAAGACCCAAACGCATTTTTGAATCCTATCCCAGATGATAGGCGCGAAGAATTGGCCGGTGGCGATATGCTGGACCGGATCGCTCTGGAGATGTACTCACCCTTGCGAAACTTTGCGAACGTGATAGCCCAGCAGGATTCAATAACGGAAATCGTTGACATAGCAGAGGAGATAGGCGTATCGCCCATTGACGTTTGGCGCTACCACGAAGCCCTAACGAAAAAGCCGGAAAAGACCGAGAAGAAGGAGCCTTTGGGCATGCAGGCCTGGAAGCCGCCCAGCACTCCAGAGAGATTCAAAAGATTCATGTGGCAATGGACTCAGTTATTGAAGCCCAAAGAGATGTTTCTCGGTGACACATCAGCGATGCCGCCTAATCCCGACCGAATGGAGATATTCAAGCAGGGATTCAATCAGGCCATAGGCAGGCCGCTATGGTACAGCTTTAAGATTCTCAAAGGCCGGACAATGGGCCTACCTGAAATTATGTGGGCTGGCCTGAAACGCGCTCTGCCCGATAGCGTATGGGACGACGAAATCAAACACATGAATCTGGAGGAAGCGATCAATTTCACCTCTGGGTATTACCCTACGGCCTTTGAGCAGATGCTCGGAGATATGTCCGAATTCATATCACGGCTATATACGGTTGCCCCAATAGCCCAAAAATTGGGCATCATCCGCAAAGGGGCAGAGCATCTTACTTGGCTTCAAAAGGCGGGCGAGGCAGCACGGTTAGGGGGTATAAGCGCTGGGATCACAGAAATTATGAAGCTGGGTGCGATCAAGATCGACCCAACGGATACGGAATATGGCTATGAAGGTCCCAAGGCCGTGCTGCGCGACATGGCTCTGTTTGCGATTTTTAGCATGGCACATTCGGGCGTGAAGAGTATATGGGCGAAGCTTACACCCACTGAACACGCCAGGGCGTTGAAACTGCTTGGGCTTAAAGAGGGTGCGACTGAGGCAGAGATAGATGCCGCCGCCAAGCGCCTTGCCCTGAAGTACAACTACAACTACAACCGCGTGAATATGAATTCGGAACAGGTGTTGGCCTTGGAACAACAGTTCAAGGAGGTAATCGCTGCCAGGGAGCTATTGAAGCAGGGCGAGTTAAAGGACATCGTCTTTCGCGGCCAGAAGATCACGGTAAGGCCCAAATTGCTGCCGGG